GGATGACGCATAAGTCGCGGTCGCGCTCTTCGTGTCCGAAGCCCTGGGCCTCGACATTGAATTCAAATCCGTGGATGGTCGCGAAGTCAGACATCGATCATCGCTCCTCTCTTCGATTGCCGCAGGGATCGATCCCCGCTTCGCAATCAATAGAATATGGTGCGTAATGCATCACAATCAACGGACAGATACAGCAATGCGCATCACGAATTGTAACAGCCCCGCCTTGAGCGTTTCCGACCAAAAATCACGAAACGATATCCTGTCACACTCAGGGTGTGCATCACAGTCGCGCCCTTCGGGTGGCCGTTCCAATCAGCGGCCAATCTCGAGCAGCACAACTCGGGGTCATTCGGATTGAAGCCGGCGCGCTTCAGGGTGTTGTCAGCCGGCCACCGGCCTTCCTGTTCCGGAACCAGTAAATCGTTGAAAGACCGCTCGTTGCTGATGGTATAAGTGATCATCATTGCCTCCGCTGTTGATAGATGATATGGTGCGTATTGCACCACATTCAACGGGCCGGTACAGCAATATGCATCACGAATTGTAACAACTGATGGACGCACACATGCCAGCCCCGAAAGGAAACAAGAACGCAGTCGGTAACAAGGGGGGTGGTCGCAGCAGCGGCTACAAGCCGGAATTTGCAGCGATGGCCGAAAAGATTGCCCTTCTTGGCGCGACCGACGCCGAATTGGCCGCAGTGCTGGCCGTATCGGAAACCACGATCAACGCATGGAAGCGCGAATTTGTCGAGTTTGCCGAAGCCCTCAAAAGAGGAAAGACGGAAGCGGACGCACGCGTTGCAGAGCGTCTGTACATGCGCGCCACGGGTTACAGCAATGAGAAGGCGGTCAAGATATTCATGCCGGCCGGGTCGGGCCTTCCCGTCTACGCCCCGTACACGGAACACTATCCGCCCGATGTGGCCGCCTGCATCTTCTGGCTGAAGAACCGCCAGCGCGGTCGGTGGAGAGACCGCATCGACAATGAACACACGGGCAAGGACGGCGGTCCGCAGGAGCACGTCCACCGCGTGGAGCAGGTCATTGTCGATCCTTCGGACGCAGGTTCCTCGAGCACTTAAGCCGCTGCTTTCACCCGCCCGCTACAAGGGCGCTTACGGCGGTCGAGGCGCGGCCAAATCTCATTACTTCGCTGAGCAGGCCCTCGTCCGCTGCTATCTGGCGCCGGCTCGCGTGGTCTGCATACGTGAGGTGCAACGGTCGATCGCCGATTCTGTCCGTCAGTTGCTTGTGGATAAAATCGCGAAGCTCGGGCTCGGTGCGTTTTTCGAGGTTCTAGAGGCTGAGATTCGGGGCTCAAACGGCTCGCTCATAATCTTCAGGGGCATGCAGTCGTACAATGCGGAAAACATCAAGTCACTGGAGGGCTACGACATCGCCTGGGTCGAGGAGGCCCAGACCCTCAGCGAGCATTCGCTCAACATGCTGCGGCCGACGATCCGCAAGCCGGGGTCAGAGCTGTGGTTCAGCTGGAACCCGCGGCTTCGCACCGATGCCGTCGATCTGTTTTTTCGCAAGAACCGCGACCCGGACGATCCGGATATCGTCGTCGTCGAGGTCAACTGGCGGGACAACCCGTGGTTTCCCGACGTGCTGCGCAAGGATATGGAGCGCGATCTGGAGCGCGATCCAGAACTGGCCGCGCACATCTGGGAGGGCGCCTACGGCCTGGAGCAGGGCGCCATTCTGGCTCGGCTCGTTGACCAGGCGGAAAAGGCGGGGCGCATCCATGATGGCGTGACCTACGATCCCAATGGGCCAGGGGTCGAGATCAGCGCCGACCTCGGCTTCCGTAACGCCGCCGGCTGGTGGTTCTGGCAGCGCCGCATCGGGGGCTATGCCCTGCTGGACGTGGATATCGACAGCAACGTCCATGCGGACCAATGGATACTGCGGCTTCAGGAGCGGTTGAACAGAAACAGGTGGAAGCTAGGCCGCATCTGGCTTCCCCATGACGCGAATAATCAGAGCTGGCAGACGAGACGCACTGGCCTCGAGCTGTTCATGGAGCACTTCGGCGCGGACATGGTGCGCGTGATCCCAAAGACCTCGGTGCTCGATCGCATATCGGCGGGCGCCAAGGTGATCAAGCGGTGCGAGTTTCATAAGACCCGCTGTGAGAAGGGGCTTGACGCGCTACGTGGCTGGCACTACGCCTACGACGAAGAGCGGAAGATATTTTCACGCGAACCGGAGCACGACGCAAATTCTGACGGTGCCGACGCCTTCACCTACGGCTGTCAGGTGATGGAGGAGCAGGCACCGCCGGCCCCCGTCGCGCCAGAACCGCCGCCGGGGCTGGCCGCAGTCAACATCCCGATGCTCAAAGAGCACGTGCGGAAACAGGAACGGAGGATTTGAGATATGCTCGTGGCCGACGCCATGAGTGAATTGGGAAAAGCCTACCGCGAACGCTTCACTGCGGTGCTTCAACCGCTGGCCGCAGCCCTAGAGCAGCACATCCGCGACCATCTCGGGTCCGAACCGAGGATCGACCGCGTCGGTGCCAGGCCCAAATCCGTTGATCGCTTCCTGCAAAAGGCGCGGGCCGTTGTGGACGGCCAACCCAAGTACGCGGACCCGCTTCGCCAGATACAGGACCAGATCGGCGCTCGCATCATCACCTTTTACCGCTCCGACGTAGATAGAATCGCCACCATCGTCGAGAAATACTACCGGCCCATCGAGTCGCAGGATCTGGTTCCCGAATCGGGGTGGGAGTTCGGATACTTCGGTCGCCACTACGTACTGCTTATTCCTTCGGACGTGGTCGATCCGTCCATGGACAAGGCGTTCTTGCCGGAGTTTTTCGAGCTGCAAATCAAGACGCTGTTCCAGCACGCATGGTCCGAAGCCAACCACGATCTTGGATATAAGCCCGGAGCGGTTCCCCTCGACTCGGATGCAAAGCGCTCGATCCCGCCGCCGAAGCACGGTTTCAGGCCGCTTACCCGGATCAGCGCGACAACTACGATTACGACGTGCGGGGCTATTTTAAGAAGTACGGCGCGCGGCAGGAGGGATTTGGGGATGAAATCAACAGCCTCATCTGAGGAACGGAGGATTTGAGGAATGAGTGAAGCTGTCATCGCTTATCTCAAGCGGCCATATGCCAGGATGGTGTTTCCGGAGACCGACAACACCTGGCGCGGGGAAATACTTGAATTTCCCGGCTGTATTTCTACGGGGGATACGCCGGAAGAAGCGCTGGCGACATTGGAGGATGTTGCTGAAAGTTGGCTGGAAAGCGCACTAGCTAGAGGGCAGCATATTCCTGAGCCTGGGGAACGGAGGACTTGAGATGCCCGTGGCCATGGAGCGCCGTCTATCTGCCGAAGCTGACAAGCGCGGCTATACCGGTGACCGCCGCGACCGCTACATTTACGGCACGATGCGAAAGACCGGGTGGAAGCCGCAGCGGGAAAAGCACAAGCGGACGATACGGGAGGATCTGGAAAGCGCGATGAGGAAATACAACGGATGCAGTGGATGAAACAATATCTCACATCGCCCATTCCCGACGATCAGCCCACCGTAACGGCCGGGTCGGCTGTGGATTGGAAAGTCATGTACCGCCAGCATTTTAGTCGGCCGTCTCTACCTCGGATCGTATCGGCTACGCATCTGATGACTTTGTATCGCCAGCATTTGAGTACGCATTGGGTGGCCGAGGGCATGTCGCAACCGACTGAAGACCTGCCGAGTCGGGTCGGGAAGGCCGAACCCAATCCTTACGCCCAAATCGACACACGCCCGGAGCCGTCGGCAGCCGACCTTGCTCTGCACCGCGCCGTTGCGGTGATGCGGAAGCTTTCATGATGCTGTGCTCTGCGTGTGGCTACGTTGGCAGCGGCCTTTGCATCTGCGAGCGACGACATCGCAAGACCATGAAGCCGACGTTGGATGCGCTGCGCGAAGCAAAGGCAGCAGAAGACGATCCCGAAAAAGCACACGGCATGGCCGATGCTGCGCTGGTCGCCTTCATTCGCCAGCTTGGATATTCAGCGGTGGCCGACGCTTTCAATGCGATCAAGAAGTGGTACGCCTAAGTGTCTGATTACTCCGTCGGTCCGATCACCGGCCCTGCGTCCCCCGAACAGCAGAAGGATTTCGGATCCGGCGATGCCGGCGTTGTCGCGCGCTGGCTTCAGGAAATCAGCCTGTATGACGCGCAGTTCGGCAAGTGGGAGAAGCGCGTCGAGAAGGTCATCAAGCGCTATCGGGACGAACGCGACGACACCGACACGCAGAAGAAGGTCAATGTTCTCTACTCGAATATCCAGACCTTGCAGCCTGCCGTCTATGCGCGTCCGCCTGCACCGGATGTCCAGCGGCGTCACAAGGACCGCGATCCGATCGGACGCGTGGCCGCAACCGTGCTCGAGCGCGGACTGTCCTACACGGTCGATACCGGCGGTCTCGACGCCATCCTGAAGCAGTGCCGCGATGACTACCTGTTCGGCGGTCGTGGCCAGGCTTGGGTCAGGTACGAGTTCGAATCCGATGAGCTCGGCAACGTCACGGACGAACGGGCCGTCGTCGAATATGTGTACTGGAAAGACTTCGGTCATACGCCCGCGCGCGTCTGGCAGGAGGTCCGCGCTGTCTGGAAGAAGGCGTACATGACGCGCCAGCAACTGGTCGAATTCGCAGGCGAGGAGTTGGGCAACAAGGTCGCTCTCGACCACAAGCCGGCCGGGCTGAACGAAGAGCAGGAGAAGAAGTACGGCCACGTCTTCAAAACAGCCTGCGTCTATGAAATCTGGGACAAGGAAGGCGGCGAGACGATCTGGATTGCTTCCGGCTACACTGATGCGCCGCTGAAGCGTGGCCCGCCGCCGCGGAGCTATCGCGGTTTCTTCCCATGTCCACAGCCGCTCTATGGAACGCTAACGAACGATTGCCTCGTGCCGCTGCCGGACTACTGCCAGTATCAGGATCAGGCCAACGAAATCGATGAGCTGACGAATCGCATCAACCTGCTGGTCGGTGCCGTCCGCGTCGCTGGCCTCTATGACGGTTCGCTCAAGGAGAAGATCGCCCAGATTGCCGACATTCAGTCTCTTGTCCTGCCGGAAACCGGCAACAAGCTGATCCCCGTTGATTCCTGGGCTGCCTTCGCGGAGAAGGGCGGCCTCAGGGGCGCCATCGATTGGATGCCGTTCGATCAGATCGTCACGGCGTTGCAGCAGCTTTATCTGGCGCGTGAGCAGGTCAAGCAGGAGCTGCTGGAAGTCACCGGCCTCAGCGATATCGTGCGCGGGCAAGGCAAGGCGAGCGAGACGGCGACAGCACAGGAGATCAAAGGGCGTTTCGCATCGATGCGCCTCGACGATCGGCAGAAGGAGATGGCGCGCTTTGCCCGCGACCTCATCCGATTGGCGGCCGAGGTGATCGCCGAACAGTTCTCGCCCGCCACGCTGAAGGCGATGAGCGGGGTCGAGATTCCCGACACGCGTGCCGAAGCAGCGATGCAAGCCATGATGGGCCACAATGGCGGACCGCCGCTTGAAGATATCGGCGCGCCACAGCCTGCCGCGATGCCTCCATCCGTCGGCACCCAGCTGATTGCCTCGGCACCCCTGCCGGCTGGGCAAGCCGGCCCGCTGCCGCCCCAACAGCCCGTGCCGCCCCGCGGGCTGGGGGCGGCAGCCGAAACACCGGAGCCGCCATCCTGGGAAGCCGTGATCGCACTGTTGCGGGATGATCTCCAGCGCGGCTTTCGCATCGATATCGAGACCGATTCAACCATCGCTCTCGACGAAGAGGCGGACAAAAAGCATGGCGTCGAGCTGCTAAATGTGGCGGCGCCGTTCTTCGAAAAGCTGGCGCTCGCGGCGGCGCAAATGCCGGCCATGGTGCCGTTGATGGCCGAGACGTTCATGCAGGTCATCAGGAGATTCAAGCTGGGGCGGAATATCGAACAGACTTTCGAGGAGACGATCCTGCAATTGCGCCAGATGGCGCGCCAGCCGCGTCCTGATCCGCATGCGCAGGAATTGGCGCTCGAGGCCAAGAAACACGAGCAGGAACTGGCGATCAAGGCCAGGGACGCCCAACAGACGGCCGCCCTCGACGCGCAGAAGGCGGCGGGTCAGATGCAGCTCAAGCAGGCCGAGGCTGCCGCGAACCTCCGGCTCAAGGAGATGGAGCTTGCGGCCAACCTCAAGCTCAAGGAAGCCGAACTGGCATCCGACGAACGCCGCAAGGGGCTGGAATTGGGATTCGAGATTCAGCGCCAGGGTGCCGAGCACGCGTTGGAACGCGACCGCATGGCGACCGACGGCAATATGAAGCGTGAGCAGATGGCGCTGGACTACGATCTGAAATCGCAAAGCCAGACGGCCGATCAGGAT